TTAGAAGGTAGAGTTAATTGGATAGATGATACTAAAACATTAGCTATTGATACAGAACTTAATGGTTTCTCTATTGAAGTAGGTCATCAAAATGTTATTAGAGTAAGAAACCAAACTGGTACTACCATATCAAGAGGTAGAGTAGTTTATATAAGCGGTTCCTCAGGTAACAGACCACTTATCTATACTTCAAGTTTTGAAATAGACCCAACATCAGCAGGTACTGTAGGTTTAGTAGCAGCTGATATAGGTGATAATAATAATGGTTATGTTATATCCAATGGTTTAATTAGAGATATTAATACAACAGCTTATACTGCAGGTGCAGTTTTATACCTATCCTCAAGCGGTCAATTATCAACAACAGCACCTGTAGCACCTCTACATGCTGTTAGGATGGGTAAAGTTATAACATCCAACGTGTCTGGTATAATCCATGTAGATGTTGATAACGGTTACGAAATCGGTGAGTTACATGATGTAGTTGATAATACAACAAGTACAACATATGGTTCGCTATTAGTTAAATCAGGTAGTGTATGGAAAGATGGTTATCAACTAACTGGTTCATATGGTTTAACTGGTAGTTTAAACGCTACATCATTTACAGGTTCTTTATTTGGCACATCTAGTTGGGCTACCAATGCTGCAAGTGCTTCATTTGCTTCTACTGCTTCAAACATATCCCCAGCTATATCAAATGATAGTGATACTAGAATTACAACAGCTAATGGTAATGGAACATTAAATGCTGAATCACTCCTAACATTTGATGGTACTAAATTAAGTATACTCTATCAATCTGGGGATGAAGGTGGAGAAATACTATTAAATAAACCAGTTACTAATACATCTCTTACTGGTAGTGGTATTACAATTGATTCTTACCAAAATAAAATTCGATTTTTTGAACAAGGTGGGGCAGCAAGAGGAGCATATATTGATTTGACAGCATGTACTGGAGGTGCAGGTACAAACTTATTAACCGGAGGAGGCGGAGTTACAATTAATAATAATGTTGATAATTACCTAATTACTGCTACAGGTACTGCTAATACATTAAATGGTGAATCTAGATTAACTTATGATCAATCCTCACTTTTTGTTAGTGGTAATATTATAATAGATGAAGGATTTGGTACTATAACTTTATCTGATAATATATCATATTTTAACAGTATAGAAGTTAATGCTAGTTCAATATTTTATGATACAGTAACTGTTGGTTCTAAATTATCTGCTCAAGCCGAATTAGATGCTACTTTAATTAATGTCCATAATTTAGACGGGCTTTCCCCAGTGACTGGAGATTATGGTATAGGAAGTAGAATAGCATATAATTGGGGCAAAACCGGAGGTCCTGCTCTAACTGCAGGTAGAGTAGTTTATTTAAATACCGCCACTCAATGGGCCGATACTCAAGCTAACGCTACTGGAAGTAGTATTGGTGTTTTAGGAGTGATTAACTCAACCCCTAGCTCGGCTTCAGTAATACTAACAGGAGTTGTTAAAGTATCTTCTTCCCTTTCAAGTGCGACTATAGGAAGACCAGTTTATTTAAGCCCTACTGTAGCAGGGGGAGTAACAGCCACTGTACCCTCTTCCTCAGGTCAAATAGCAAGAGTTATAGGATATGTAATAGCACCCAGTGATAATTTAGTTTATTTTAACCCATCCCCAACTTGGATAGTACTATAAAAAACATAAAGTTATGCCTTCATATATAAACGGAGTAGATGCCTCATTAATAACAGGCTTAGGGCAAATAGGAGTTACCCCCTCCCCGGGTCCAACAATTTATCCTTCAGGAGGATTAGTTGTTAATTCAGGTGATTTAAGACCTGATTTAGCTATTAGAAGTGGTATAGTCCCAGCTACAGGTTCAAATTATTTTTATAGTAGACCTGGGAGAATGGATAGTGCTTCTTTAGGTACTAGTAATTGGACTAAAATAGTAAGTAATGATCAAGCAACTTTTTTCTTATCTTCTAGTGGAGAATTATATGCTATGGGAGGGGCTAACTCTTCTATATATACTGGCACTGGTAAAAGTGATACTTTAGCTAAGGTAACAACAGGTTCAAATTGGACAGATATAGCAGCTGGTCTTCAATTTGCTATTGGAATTTGTGATGGTAAATTATTTGGTATAGGAACTAATGGTAATGGACAATTTGGGAGAGGAAATACTACTAGTAATCTTTCTAATTTTGGTGTTATAAATGGTAATACATTTTGGACTAAAGTGTCAGCTGGGAATGGTTTTTCAATAGCTATGAGTGGTTCAGGAGGTTCAGGTTCTATATTTTCTGCAGGTTCTAATTCTTCTGGTAGAACAGGTCAAAATACAACTGTAGGTAATACCTTAACCTTTACTCAACCTGTGGGATTTACAGGAAGCATATTTACTGATATAAGTTGTGGAGAAGATTATTCTTTAGTTATTTCTGGTGGGAATATTTATGGCACAGGTGAGAATGGAGATTATACTTTAGGAAATGGTAATACAACAGATAGATCCACTTTTGGTTTAGTATCTGGTAGTGGTATCTTTACTAGAGTATTTGCTTTTACAGATTTTAGTAAAGCTATAGATACTAGTACTCGACATTATCATACTGGGAATGAGTCTAACACTAGAGGAGATGGTGATTCATTTACAGCTATTACCACTTGGACCAGATTAAATACTTCAGGTGAATTTACTTCAGGATGGCAAAATTTTTACTCTTATCATTTAGGTGGTACATCTTATGGGGTTATAGGTGTTAAAAGTAATAGACCATTCTTTATAGGAACAGCAGCTTCCTATACAGGTTATATGCCTAATACTACTTGGACTGATTATATAAATACTGCTACATCTACTTGGACTGCTTTTGTAAGTGCAAGTATTAATGTAAGTTGCAGTGCTGCTGCCTTTAGCCCAGGTTGGAATAATATTTTAGACCCGATATTATTTATAAACTTAACCCCAACATCATGATACACTTTGTTAAAATAAATACTGAAGAAGAATTATTAGAAAATTGGTTTGATCCTGCTGTTCCTCATATGTCAATGTGTTTTCAACAAACTAAACTAGATCAATGTATAAAAAAAGGTGATTATATTTATGCTAGTTATGAACCCTTAGAATTAACGGAAACTATGACTTGGGAAACTGTTAATGGTCCGGTTATAGTACCCCCAGGTATTTACTTTATCCACCCTAATTTTGAAGAATTTTAAAAAAATTTGGTTATATAAAATAATTTAATTATATTAAAAATGTTATGTCTATAGCTTTATCAATTAATTGTGAGGGGCTAGGTGATGTTATATCTTCTATACCTACTATTAGAAAAATATCTCAAGCTTATAACACACCTATAACTGTTTTTAGTTTATATCCTGAACTTTTTGAGAATCATCCTTGTGTAAGTAAAACCTTACATATAAATGACCCTAAAGAAGGATATGAGATATTAAATACTTTTTCCCATATAGCTGGAAAAGAACATAGTTTAGAAGGAAATGTTATTCAATTCAAACATTCCCATATTGATATTAGACAATATCATGCTCTTTCTTTAGGTTTTTCTTTACTACCTAAAGAAATGGAAACTGATCTTTATATTGAAGAAGATTGGGAAGTAGATTTTAAAGATTATATTATAATACATCCTACCCATACTTGGTCTTCTAGAACTTGGTCCCCTGAGAATTGGCAAAATTTAATTTATAAACTAAATCAACTTAATATTCCTGTTATAGCTATAGGTAAAAATACAGTTGAACATGGGTATGGAGAAGCCTATAATAAAAAAGTTATGGAAATTGATATTCCATATGGTTTAAATTTAATGAATCATCCTGAGAGTAGCTTTTCTAAGCTAAGAGGACTTTTTAAAAAAGCAAGATGTATTATAACTATGGATTCAGGTATACTTCACTTAGCAGGAACAACTGATATTCATATAATCCAATTAGGATCTTCTATTAATCCTAAATTAAGGGCTCCTTATAGAAAAGGATCTCAAAACTATAAATATAATTATATTAAAGGATCTTGTGATCTATACTGTGCTTCCAATCTTAGATATAACATAAAAGAACATAATTCTATACAAGGTGTTCCACCCTTAGACAATTGTTTAGAAAATAAACCTACATTTGAATGTCATTCAAAAATAGAAGATGTTATCAATGTTGTAAAAAAATTACCTATGACTAAACAAAAATTAATGTATATAACTCCTCATTTATCAACAGGAGGAATGCCTCAATATGTTTTAAGACAAATAAAAGAATTTAAAGCTTTTTTTGATATATCTATTATAGAATATGAGTTATATTCTGATACTTATATAGTTCAAAGAGAACAAATTAAAAATTTAATACCCTCTGAAAATTTTTTTTCTTTAGGGAAAGGTACTAATAATAAACCTGAAGTGCTTGATATTATTCAGCAGATAAAACCTGATATTATCCATTTTCAAGAAGTCCCAGACAATTTTATACATGAAAGTATTCTAAAAAAATTATTTAATCTAAATAATAGACCATATTTTATAGTTACTACTCACTCTAGTTATACTAACCCTTCTAAGTTACAATTTATACCTGATAAGTTTGTTTTGGTATCTGAATGGAGTAAAGAAAGATTTTCTAAGTTAACAACCCCATGTGAGGTATGGGAATATCCTATTGATAATTTAACCCCAGAAAAAGAAAAATACCAAAAAGAATTAGGTTTAAACCCTAATTATAAACATATAATTAATGTTGGGCTTTTTACTCAAGGAAAAAATCAAGGTGAACTATTCCAATTAGCTAAAGAATTAGAAGAATATCCATTTTATTTTCATTTTATAGGTAATCAGGCTGAGAATTTTTATGATTATTGGGGTCCTTTAATGGAAAATAAACCTGATAATTGTATTATATGGGGAGAAAGAGATGATGTTTATAAATTTATCCAAGCTGCTGATTTATTCTTTTTTAGTTCTAAATTAGAATTAAATCCTTTAGTTATTAAAGAAGCTTTATCTTATAAACTGCCTATTTTTATGAGAAAATTAAATACTTATTTAGATTATTATGATAATAATTTTTTAGTTACTTATATAGACAATAACCTTGAAAAAACTAAACAACTTTTAATATCCCATTTAAAATGATCTATAATAATTTAGAAAAAACAGCTAAGTATTTAGAAAAAATTTTTTTTAATGTAAACTTTATAATGGGGGCTCAATTAGATATTGATGGCCCTTCTTCTAGTACTTATCAAGTTAAATTTTTTAATCATAAAACTAATGAGTTAGTTTATGAAACTTTTTTAAAGTCTGGGATGTGGTCTAAACCTTCTATTCAATATTACATTCAATGGAGAATAGAAGTATGGGAAAATAATGAATTAAAATTTGAACATATATTTAATTGTGAGAATAAAAAAATATATATTCATTTAAGTAGTAAAGCTTTAGGTGATACTATAGCTTGGTTTCCTTATATAGAAGAATTTAGAAAAGAACATAATTGTGAAATAATATGTTCAACTTTTTATAATGATTGGTTTATAGAAAAATATCCTGAGATTCAATTTATTAATCCTGGGGAGATGGTTTATGATATATATGCTATGTATGATATAGGTTGGTTTTATACTGAAGAGGGTGATATTGATTTAACTAAACATCCCAAAGATGTTAAATCATATCCTCTTCAAAAAACAGCTTCTGATATTTTAGGTTTACCTTATAAAGAAATTAAACCTAATTTAGATATAAAAATTTTAGAACCTTTTATAACTGAACCTTATGTTGTTATAGCACCACATGGTTCTAAACATGCAGCTTATTGGAATTACCCTGGGGGTTGGCAGGCTGTTATAGATTGGTTAAATAGTCAAGGATATAAAGTAGTTATGTTATCTAGAGAATCTTTAGGAGATACTTGGCATGATTCTAAATTAGGAGGAACTTTAACAGGAATAATAGATAAAACAGGAAATAATAGTTTCCAAGAAGTTTTTAATATTATCAACAATTCTGAACTACTAATAGGTTTGGGTAGTGGATTAACCTGGATAAGTTGGGCCTTAAACAAACCCACAATATTAATCTCAGGATTTAGTGATCCATACACAGAAATGCAAAATTGTATTCGCTTATCAGCTTCATCTAATGTTTGTGGAGGTTGTTTTAATACTCATAAGTTAGATGCTGGGGATTGGGATTGGTGCCCTCATCATAAAAATACAGAACGTCATTTTGAATGTTCTAAGTCTATAAAACCTGAGCAGATAATAAAATCTCTCAAAGAAGTTTTACATATTTATTAATATGGAACAAATTCAGTTATTGCAAGAAGAAATAGATCAACTTAAAAATCTTCAAAATTTTCAAACCCAATTAATTAATAACTTTGGTCAGGTTGAGTATCAAATCCAAATCTTAAATGACCAAAAAGAAGAATTAATAAAACAATTTAAAGAGTTTCAAAACCAAGAAAATGAATTAGGATTACAACTAACTCAAAAATATGGTGATGGAAGTATTGATCTAACTTCAGGTTTATTTACTAAATCTAACTAATTTCTTAAGTCTTTTTTTGATATTTATTATAAACCAATAATTGAAACAACATGGCAGAAGTATTATTATCACCTGGTGTATTTACTAAAGAAAATGACCAGTCTTTTATTCAACAACAACCAGTTCAAGCTGGGGCGGCTATTATAGGTCCAACAGTTAAAGGTCCTGTTGAAGAACCTACAGTTGTCACTTCTTATAGTGATTTTACAAATAAATTTGGTAGTGTATTTACTAGTGCTAGTAATACTTACACTTATTTTACGTCTATAGCAGCTTATAATTATTTTAATAATGGTGGAGATAGTTTATTAGTTACTCGTGTTGTTAGTGGAGCTTTTACCTCTGCTACAAGCACAGCTATAAGCTCAAGTGATCAACCAAGTTCACAACCCGCTTTTGTTCTAAAAACAATTGCTAAAGGATCTAATCAAAATAGTATTTCACCACAAGATAGTGATGGAGCCCTAGCTAGTGGTTCCTCAGATAACTTAAGATGGGAAATTTCTCAAGCTGATTCTAATATAGGAACTTTTACTCTTTTAATTAGAAGAGGAGATGATATAACTGACGAAAAAGTAGTTTTAGAAACTTGGGCTAATTTATCACTAGATCCTTACGCTCCTAATTATATATCTAAAGTTATTGGAGATCAAGTTAAAACTAAAGTTACAGATAGTGCTGGTAATGTTTATCTTCAATATTCTGGATCTTATCCAAATCAAAGTAGATACGTTTATATATCTTCTGTAAAGAATGCTACACCTAATTATTTTGATAATAGTGGTAATCCTAAAACTCAATTTACAGGTTCACTACCTTCTACAGGCAGTGGTTCTTTTGAAAATGCTACTGGAGAATTATTTGGAGCTGGGGCTAGATTTTATGAAACAATAGCAGCTACTACTAATATTCAAGGATTAGATGCTTATGTATATACTGCTTCCTTAGATATATTATCAAATAAGGATGAATATCAGTTTAATACCTTAGTAATGCCTGGGGTGATTAGTGATCTTGGGGGCACATCAGCTACAACTATCAATAAAGCCCTAACTATGGCTATTGAAAGAGGTGATTTCTTAACAGTTATAGATATGGAAACTTATGGAGCTACAGTTGCTAATGTAACATCTGAAGCCCAAACCTATAACAATAGTTATACCGCTACATATTGGCCTTGGTGCCAGGTGGCTGACCCTGATACTGGACAATTGGTATGGGTCCCTGCTTCAACATTAATCCCAGCTGTTTATGCTTTTAATGACAGAAATGCTGAGGCTTGGTTTGCCCCTGCTGGTTTAAATAGAGGAAGTTTACCAACAGTAATCAGAACTGAAAGAACCTTAACTAAATCAGATAGAGACACTTTATATTCTAGTAATGTTAATCCTATAGCTACTTTCCCTAATAGTGGTGTTGTAGTTTTTGGACAAAAAACATTACAAAAGAAAGCAAGTGCTCTTGATCGGGTCAATGTTAGAAGATTATTAATTGAGTTAAAAAATTATATAGGGCAGTTAGCTCAAAATTTAGTCTTTGAACAAAACACTACAGCTACAAGAAATGCCTTCTTATCTCAAGTTAATCCATATCTTGAAAGTATTCAACAAAGACAAGGTCTTTACGCCTTTAGAGTAATTATGGATGATAGTAACAACACACCTGATGTTATAGATAGAAATCAATTAGTAGGTCAAATATTCCTACAACCAACAAGAACAGCTGAGTTTATAGTACTTGATTTCAATGTTCTTCCAACAGGAGCTGAGTTTCCATCTTAATTAATAAAAATTTGAATTTATAATATTTATAATAAAATACAAAAATGGCAGTATTAGATCCAAACGAAATATTTTTTACAGCTTTTGAACCTAAAGTTAAAAATAGGTTTATCCTGTATGTTGATGGCATACCTTCTTATCTAATAAAAGGAGTAGGAGCTGTAACTGTAGAAATGGGAGAAATTAAATTAAATCATATTAATGTCTACCGTAAAATAAAAGGAAAGGCTAACTGGTCTGATCTTAGCATGACATTATATGACCCAATTACTCCTTCAGGAGCTCAGTCTGTGATGGAGTGGGTTAGATTACATCATGAATCTGTAACAGGTAGAGATGGTTATTCTGATTTTTATAAAAAAGATTTAACTATCAATGTTTTAGGTCCGGTTGGAGATATTATTAGTGAGTGGGTTATTAAAGGAGCTTTCATTAAAACAGCTAATTTTGGTGAATTTAACTGGGATACTGAAGCTGAAGCTCAAAATATATCTTTAACAGTTGGTATGGATTATTGTGTATTAAATTTCTAATAAACAAAATATATCTTAAGAAAAGAGCGCTCTTATCGCGCTCTTTTTTTATTATTATATATTTATAATAAAATAAAGTTATTAAAAATGAGTGAATTTAAATTTCCCACAGAGACAATTGACTTACCTTCTAAAGGTTTAGTTTATTCTGAAGATAGTCCTCTATCAAACGGTAAAATAGAAATGAAATATATGACCGCTAAAGAGGAAGATATTTTAACTAATCAAAATTATATTCAAAAAGGTACAGTATTAGATGAATTATTAAAATCTCTTATTGTTACAAAAATTAATTTTGATGACCTTATTATAGGTGATAAAAATGCTATTCTTATAGCAGCCCGTATTTTAGGATATGGTAAAGATTATACTTTTATGTATGAAGGAGAAGAGATAACAATAGATTTATCAACTCTTGAAACTACTGAATTAGATGAGAAAGAATTTGTTAAGGGTAAAAATGAATTCTCTTTTACCTTACCCCATTCAGGAACTAACATTACATATAAACTTTTAACACATGGTGATGAAAGAAAAATTACTGATGAAGTAAAAGGTCTTCAAAGACTTAATAAAAATTCATCCCCAGAATTATCAACAAGATTAAAATATATGATTCTATCAGTTGATGGAGATCAATCAAAATCTACTATTAGAAATTTTGTAGACAACTATTTTTTAGCTCGTGATTCTAGAGCATTTAGAGAACATATTAGAAGAACCCAGCCTGATGTAAAATTAATTTTTGATCATGATGGTCCTAATGGATTTAAATCTGATTTGAATATACCTATTGGAGTTAACTTTTTTTGGCCTGACGCCTGAGTATAGGGTAAATTTGTTCACACAAATACATGAGATAGTGTTTCATGGTAAAGGCGGCTATGATTATAACATTATTTACAATATGCCCATTTGGTTAAGAAATTTTACTTTTCATAAAATTAATGAATTCTATGAGAAAGAAAATAAAATGTATGAGGATGCTAAAAAAGGAAATAAAACAACAGTTATAGACCCCCAAGGTCAAGTTAAAGCACCTGAATTCATTAAAAAAACAAAAGTAAATTATAATAAAGAAGCATCACAAAAATGATGCTTTTTTATATTTATAACATATTATGGCAGCTACTCCTGAGCAAATAAAAAATACTGAAAAACTTGTAGCTTTATTAAAAGAAGCAGTTGAGTTATCTCAAAGATTAGGTGATACCTCTGGTGCTAAAAAATACAGTGAAGCTATAAAGGAAGCTAATAAATCTACCTCAGCTACTAGTGATGACCTCAAAAGTATGACTAGAGAGGTTAATGATTTAAGAAGAGAATGGAAAGAATTTAGTAGTGATTTAAGTGGAGCTAGAGCTAGTTTTAACTCTATATTAGATTCTATAAATAAATCTAACACAGTTGTAGGGCAAGTCGCAACCTCTGTTAAAAATTTAGGTAGTATAGCTAGTGATTTACAAAGCATCCAAAGTGGGTATACTGAGTTAAATGAGAAAAATTTATCCCAAATTAAAGAAAAAGTTCAAAGAGAAAAACTTAGTTTAGAAATTGGAAGAAATCTTTTAGAATTTAAAAAAAGTGAGATTGAACAGCAAATTGAACTTAATAGAAATATAGCTAAAGATTTAACAAAAAGTGTTGAAGAAAGAAATGAGGCTAGAAAATCTCAAATTGAATTAAATAAAAAACTTAATGAAAATAATCTAGCCTTAGAAGAAACTAACAATTTATTAGATGAAGAAAACTCAGGATATCAGGCTTTATTAAAAGTTATAGATCAACAAGAACAAAAATTAAAAACTGTAAATAAGCAATTTGGGCTGAGTGGAAATTTAGTTAAAGGTTTAGGTGAAACTTTAAATAAAATAGGACTAGGTGGTTTAGCTAATCAATTAGGTATAGATGAAGCTGTATCTAAAATGAAAGAATTAGCTAATGAGGGTAAAATGGTAGATGGTGTTTTTGTACCTACAAATAGTAGAGTTAAAATACTATCTGAAGGATTAAAGTCCATAGGTAAAAGTTTTATAGATACCGCCTTTAGCTTTGAATCTGTTTTTAGTTTTATATTAGATGCTACTTTAAAAACTAGCCAAAATATAGCTGATATAAGAAAACAAACTGGTTTTTCTTATGGTGAGGCTACAGCTTTAAATGCTGAAATGCAAGGAGTAGCTATAGCTACAGGAGACGCTTTTATTACAGGAGATAAATTAGTTAAAACTTATGCTTCATTAACTAATGAGTTAGGCCAGTCAGCTGATATTTTAGGTAATGAAGCTTTAGTTTCAGCTACCCAACTTGAACAAAAGTTAGGACTTTCAGCTAAAGAATCAGCCCAATTAACTGTTTTATCTAGATTACAAGGTAAAAATACTGAAGAGGTATTAGATAATACTGTAGCGGCTGTAGGAGCTATGAACCAACAAAATAAAACAGCTATAAATGTGAAAGCTGTTTTAGGAGATGTAGCTAACGCTTCTGAAGCCATTCAGGTTTCTTTAGGTAAAAATCCTAAAGCTATAGCTGAAGCAGCTACAGCTGCTCGACAATTGGGTCTTTCCCTTAGTGAAGTAGATAATATAGCTAATAGTTTATTAGATTTTGAATCTTCAATTTCTAGTGAATTAGAAGCAGAATTATTATTAGGACAAGATATAAATTTAGAAAAAGCTAGACTTTTAGCTTTAAATAATGATTTAAAAGGCTTAAGTGAAGAATTAAATAAAAATGAAGAGATAAAAGCAGCTTTTGCTTCAGGAAATAGAATACAACAAGAAGCGGCTGCTAAAGCTTTGGGTATGAGCCGAGATCAGTTAGCTAAAGTAGCTTTACAGCAGGACCTAAATAATATGGCCGCTGAAGAGTTTAAAAATAAGTATGGTGAAGCTACATATGAATCTTTAAAAGCCACTTCAGCTTCAGAATCTTTTCAAGAAGTCTTAACTAAAATACAAAGTGTTTTAGGTCAAATAGGTATGGCTTTTGCTCCTATTTTAGATGCTATAGCAGCTATTGTTAGTTTACCTTTTGCTCCTCAAATTATAGCAGCCGCCGCCGCAGCTATTCTTTTAGGTAAAAGTTTTAAGGGTGTAACTGAAACTGTAAAAGAAACTTTTAGTACTGTTAAAGATTTAGGTAAAGGTATTTTAGATTTTGCCAAATCAGCTTCTGGGGCTGAAGGAGGCATTATGAGTAAAGTTAAAGCGGGGTTTAAAGGAGCCACTGGAGGAGGCGAAGGTAGTATTGTAGAAACTGCAGGAGGTGTAGCTGAAGGAGCTCAATCTGTAGCTGAAACTGGTGAAAAAGCTAAAGAATTAGCTGGAATAAAACCTGATCTTATTAAGAAAACTATGAAAGCTATAGCTGATGGAATAAAGAATTTTGCTGACCCTAAAGTTTTAGGAGGAGCTTTAGTACTTCCTATAGCTGCCGCAGGACTAGTCCTTTTCCTCCCAGCCCTCCCAGCTTTATTCGCTATACAACTTTTAAAAGCTAAACCTTTAGAAATGGGGTTAAAAGCTATAGGTAAAGGATTATCAGCTTTAGGTAAAATGTTAATGGGACCCCAAGCCGCAGCTATAGGTTTAGGTTTAGTTTTAATAGCTGGTTTAGGGGCCGCTTTAATACCTTTAGCTTATGCCGCTAATTTAGCAGCCCCTGCTATATCAGCTATAGGAGATGTACTAGTATCAGCCTTTACAGGATTAGGAACAGTAGTTGTAGCTGTAGGTCAAGCATTAAGTATAATAATATCAAGTGTAGCTGATAGTTTAATCAAAATGGCTAGCCCTGAGATAGCTATAGGATTACTCTCTTTAGTCCCAGCTTTACTAACTTTGGGACCTGCCTTAGTAGGTTTTGGAGTTGGGTTAAGTATAGCAGCAGCTTCAATGGCTGTAGCGGGAGTATTTGGAAATCCTTTAGAAGCTATACTTAAATTAGCTGATTCTTCTTCAAAATTATTAGATGTTAATAATGCTATAACTGGTATGTCTGTAGCTATTCGTGAATTAGCTAATACTCTAGCAGAAGTTGATTTAGAAAAACTAGAATCTATCACCAACCCAGGAATTGGTGGTGTAGCTTTAGGGTTAGGCACCGCTGCTATTGAAGGTGTAACTAGTACTGTTAAATCTATAACTGGAGGGGGTGGTGAAGGAGGAGATGGGGGTTTAATTAATGAAATGGTAGAAGTAAAAGAAATTTTAAAACAAATTTTAAGTAAAGAAGGAATAGTTATGCTTGATAGTAATAAAGTAGGTACTTCTCTTAATATGGGAACTTATAAATTAAAATAATTATTAATATTTATAACAAAAAGCAATGTCATTATTACAAAATTTACCCAATATGAATTTAGGTTTAAGAGGATTAACTCCAAACCAATTCATTTTAGAAGCAGCAGGGTCAAAACTTCACAATCAATACTCTATAAATAATAGACCTAAAATTTTAGGTAAACCTCAACCTTCTACTTTAGATTTAGACGGATTAACCCCTTCAAAATATCTAGATAACCCACCCAGATAATTAGATGGGTCTTATTGATTTAAAAACAGACTTAAAATCCTTAAAATATGGTAAGGATAAACCTGGGGGGGGAGATAGTAGACAACCTTTTATCAAATCCCCCATACCGGAAGGATTCTACCCAAAATCTGGGCCTGATTTTCTATTAAGAAATGGATTTTTAAATCCTGTTAGTAGTGTTAGAGATGTTTTAAGGATAAGTAAATTTTTAACTACAGTTGATGGTCTTTTATTTGTAGCTAAACAAGAAGTCTTAGCTTTAACTAATCCTGTAACTATAGGAGGAAGAACTTCAACTAATTTTAGACCTGTTTTATATAATCCTTTAAATACTTTAGCCCAAGTAGGGGGTAATTCTATAGGATTCCACACTGAAAGAACTGGCCCCTTCCCAGATATAACTAATTTTACTCAAAAATATGAGTATCTTCAAAAGAATTTTTACCAAGGTTCTAATAATAGACTTCAATTATTATTTGAATCTAAAATAAAAGGTAATCGTACCTCTAATTTTAATGAGGGAAAAGCTAAAGAATTAGGTTTAAATTCAAATGATAGAAATGTTTTATTTGATTATATTGGGGGGCCATCACCTAATGCTATTCAAGGGGGTAGAACTAAAATATTAAGAGTTACTTATACTGATAATGAAACAAATCCTAAAACAGGAAATCCCCGCCCTGTTACTATAAATAAAATATCATATAGTGGTATAGTTAATAAATATAATTTAGAATATGATTCTAATAACCCAGTTAATCCATTTATATATAAATCAGGTTCTTTAGAAACAGACAATGCTCAATTAGAATTAAAAAGTAATAGTAAAGTTTTTATTGGCCTTGTTAATTATAGTAAAGCTGTTGGAGCTTCTCAAACGTATTATAGAATAACTGGGATAGATCCTTCTAGTAATACTTTTAATACAGAAGGTTCTTACTTATATTCTAATAATGTTTACCTCTCAGGATCTCTTAATCCTAATTTAATTGTTATTAATAGTTCTACTCCTAATTATGTAGCTATTAATTATAGCAAAACTTTAGGAGCTAGTAAAAAATATACCACCTACACTGGAGAATCTGTTGGAATTGAAAATACTATATCAACTTTAGGTGGGTTGTTAATATCTCCTAATGTGTATAAACCTAACACATTAGAACCAGATATAGAAAATTTAAATAAGAAAAAAGGATCCCCATTTCAATACTTAGGTGGAGATGAAGATAAATTAAAATTATCTTTTTTATATCGAGACCTAACCAATGACTTAACCTTTTCTACAAACGAAGATTTAGGCTTAGATGGTAATAATAAAGCGACTATAAAAAGTGATGTTTATACTGAATTTCCTAAGACTAGTGAAATAATAGAATCTAATAAAACAGCTACTTGGACCCAAGAACAATTAATTAATTCTGTCCCTGTTTTAAGAGGAAGTACAGCTTTAACCAGCATATCAGATTATAGAAAAAAAGCTAATGAAAACAAACCTAAACAAATTCAAGTAGCCTCTGAGGATTATGAGAATTTTAATAGAGAAAAAACTTATTCAGAAGGAAATCCTGGTTTAAGAAACGCTAAAAGAGTTAGTTACACTAAAGGTCCCCAAGATGTTATAGATGATAGTGAAATAACAAGTGGAAGAGATAAAATTAATTTATACTCAAGTACTGCTGTTAGTAATGAAATTGAAGTAGGAGACATTATTAAATTTAATTTTAGAATTATAAATAATAATTCTTTAAATGATGAATTTATATATTTTAGAGCCTACATAGATGAATTTAGTGATGTTTATACTTCAAATTGGAACTCATATCAATATGTAGGTAGAGCTGAAAAGTTTTATAGATACTCAGATTTTGAAAGAAAAATTAATGTAGGATTTACAGTAGCGGCTCAATCTAGAGCCGAATTATTACCTATTTATAAAAAAATAAATAATCTTATAGGAGCAATAGCCCCAGATTATAGTCAAGCCGGATTTTTAAGAGGTAGTGTTGTTAAAATAACTATAGGAGATTATATTACTTCTGAACCTGGTATAATAAATGGTGGGCTTACAATTAGCCCTATTTTAGATGCTGGGTGGGAGATAGCTAGAAGTGAAGGGGGTAAATTAATAACAGATAGTAATGATATCCAACAGCTACCTTTAGCTTTTAAGGTGTCAGGTTTATCTATAAATTTAATTCATAAATTTATACCTAGAAAAGGTCAATCATTTATAGGAAATTCTTTATAAAAATGGGCAGATATACTAATATACCAGTTGTAAGATTTCAAAAGGGAGCTAGATATTTTGCTGAGACAAAATACCCAGAAGTACCTTTATCTCCAAGCGATATATATGTTGTTACCTCAGTAGGGGATAGGCTAGATTTATTAGCTCAACAATATTATGGAGATAGTTCTTTATGGTGGATTATTTCTATTGCTAATACAGAACTGCCTCAAAATTCTTTATATATTCCTTTAGGAACCCAATTAAGAATCCCTACCAATGTAGAAAATATCTTATTCAGTTATAAAAATTTAAATAATGTTTAATGGCTAACATTTTACAAGAGTCTTTTTCTCCTTATGTAAAAAGACAAATCAATATAAGACAACAAAAATTAGGAGCTTTAACTCGAGATAATAATACTTTAGTATTTACAACAAGTAATGCTCCTTTTATTAAACTAACTTCATCAATAAATGTAACAGCTAATAAATGTCGAGAAATAGGTTTACCTGATAGCTTTTCAGGGAATAATTTAGCTGAAAAATTTGTTTTATTTGGAGGAACAGTTGAAGAAGATCATTCAGGTTCACCTATTTTAAAAAGTGGTGTTGCTTCTAATTATAATGATTTTAATAATTCATCTTATGGATTTTTAACTACTAGTGATTATGGATTAATTCCAATGCCTGGTATTATTAGTATTGATGTTAAATCTTTAAATAGAGGTTCTTTAAGAGAATGTACTATAAATATAACTTGCCATAGTAAACAACAATTTCTTATTATTGAAACTTTATTTTTAAGATTAAAATATAGTTTTTTATTAGAATGGGGGCATTCTGTTTATTTTAAAAATGATGGAACTCTTTCAACTGAAAATTTTTCTAATAGTAGTTTATTTTTAGGAGGAGGTGATGGTGATGTTAGTGATCAAAATTATATTCTTAAAACTTTAGAAACTTCTAGAAACCAATCAAATGGTAATTACGATGCTTTTTTAGGATATGTTAAAAATTTTAATTGGACTCTTCGTCCTGATGGTGGTTATGATATAACTGTTTCAGGTATAACATTTGGGGATGTTATAGAATCTCTCAAAATGAATGTTTTAAGATATGATGATGCTGATGTTGAAGAGCAAAATGAAGAAGAAGCTAATTTAGAAGGCCCTCCAATAGAAAAAGATAAAAATAGAACTACATTAAACCAAATATTTTATGCCCTTAAAAAACTTTCAGAAGAATCAGATGGGCTTTTAACAGAAGAAAGCTTTGTTATAATAGATGAAGTCACATGTTCTAAGCTAAAAGAACTTATACCTTCTCTCCCAGATGTTAATTTAGCTAAATATGCTGGGAGTAAGTTTATAAATAATGGTGATGCCCCTATAACACAATCTCAACCTCAACCTCAACCTCCCCCTAAAACTCCCTCCCCAACTCAAGTTCAAGAAGAAGGTTTTTTTAGTTCTGTTGGGAATTTTGTTAGTGAGGCTGTTGAAGCTGTTGGAGAATTTGTTAGTGAGGCTGTTGAAGCTGTTGGAGAATTTGTTAGTGAGGCTGTGGAAGTTGTTAAAGATTTATTAGAAGAAGATCCATCAACTGATCCTAATAGTAACATTGGAGGATTAAGAGAATATGTAAGAGTAGAATTTTCATTTGATGATGAAAATACTGGTGAAGAACAAAGTTATTTAAAATTAGGAGCTCTTTTACGTCTAATTGAGATGTATATGTTATATTATGATTCTAGTAGAGGCTCTGATGTACCTATTATAAACATACAATGTGACTATGGTTTAACAGATAAATCAAATGGTACTTATTGTTTTAGATTACCTGAAACTTTCTCAACAGATCCTAGAATTTGTTTAGTACCTATATCAAATGAATATCTAGATGGGATAAAAAATAATCAAGGTACATGGAATTGGATTGTTAATCCTGATCCTGGTACTAGTTTAACAACATTTAACAATGCTTTAGGTAATGGTTTTAATTCTATGGATTCTCCATATATTGGGAATATAATGCATATACATGTTAACCTAAACTTTGTATCTAGAGTATTAAATGAAAATATAGATGAAGATGGTAATATCTCATTACTAAACTTTATGAACAATATCCTTTCAGAAATCCAACAATCTTTAGGAGGAATAAACAAATTTTCAGTCATTTTTAATGAAGATACTAATTCATTTAATATAATAGATGACACTTATATACCTGGGTTGAGAGAATCTTTAAGTAAATCTAAAGTAGAAGAACCCGCTAGATTCAATGTTAATATTTTAAAAGAAAACTTTGGAAGTTTTGTTGAAAGTGTTTCTATAAAATCTGAAATAACTAAGAATATAGCTAATATGATAACAGTTGGGGCCCAAGCTAATGGTAACGCTGTTGGAGAAAACGCTACTGCTTTTAGTGAATGGAATGTTGGATTAATTGATAGAATAATTAAAGAAAAACAAGATAGAACTAGTTCAACTACTACAACTGAGGGTGAAGAAAGTAGTAAAAAAACTCCTGAAGAGGTTTTTGCTGAAAATGCTAAAAAGATTTATAATTATCTTTTAACTTATATACAATTAAAAGTAGATGAAGAAGATGTAGAAAATTATAAATCAAACTCTAAATCATATTTTAATTATATCACTGGGCAATTAAGCCAAAAAAGTTCTGATGGCTCACCTGCTAAAATCCCAGCTATAGGATTTATTCCTTTAAGTTTAGATATTACTATGATGGGTTTAAGTGGGATGAAGATATATCAAAAATATTCTATTAATGAAGATCTTTTACCTCCTAATTATGTTAATAAAATTGAATTTTTAACAAAAGGAATATCCCATAAAGTTGATAATAAAGGATGGGTTACTTCTATTGATGGTCTTTCTATTCCTAAAAACATAGACGCTAAGACATCCCAAACCCGGACTAAAACATTTAACAGTTCAGCTTTACCCTCTAATTCTACAGGTCCTTCATCTAATTCACTTTCACAACCTAATACTTCAAACTCAGCAGCTGTTCAATCTCAAGGA